CCGCGGCGCGGGACCAGCACCTCGGCGTCCTCCTCGCGTTTGTGCAGGGTGATGAAGCCCACGTTTTCGACCGTTTCGGTGATTGTGATCCTCCGGTCGATGGGATCGAACTTGTCGTTCAGCAGCGCCCGCAGGTAGCACACCTGGCCGTTGTGTTCGAGGCGGTAGTCGCTCTCGCGCTTCCAGAGGATGAACCGCGTGTGCAGGTATTGCAGGGGCGACACGGCGGCGTAGGCCATCGCGGCGAAGAGCGGCCGCCGCCAGAAGGTCGGCAGCAGCAGGAGCGCCAGGCGCTTGAAGTTCACGTCGTACTTATCCATTGTATGCCTTCATATTGAGTACGACGTCGCCCATCTCGAAATAGCCCGCGGCCGGGATGCACCGCGCGTCGATCGTAACCAGCACCTCCTCGCCTGCCGCGACGGTCGTCGCCCCGCGGAACTCCACGATCCGCACGCCGTCGAGCGTCTGGAGCGCATCGACGAGCGCCATGTTGGTATATTCGCCATTGAAGGGCAGGTTCTCGATGTAGTTGCGGACAGCCTCCCGACAGGCGCTCTCGACCGTTTCGGCCACGAGCATCGGGTCGTAGTACACGTCCGCCTCGCAGTTGAAGCGGTCGGGGTCGATGTTCACCAGCGCCGTGCGCACGCCCGCGTCCTTGATCTCGGCGATGTAGGCCGCAAGCTGCGCCTCGGTCTCGGCGTCGAGCCTGCACCGCTTGCCGTCCTTCTCGCCCGCGACCTTGATCGTCAGGAGCGAAGCGTCCCGGTTCTCGACCGCCACGGCGTGCTTGACCACCCGTGCCGCCGCGATGGCGTCCTCGGTCATCCCCTCAGTGTCGTAGCGGTCCGTGTCCGCGATCAGCGTCTTGCCCTTCATGAACGCAAGCACCTTGTCGCGGTACCACCGCGGACGGTGCGGGATGATCTCCTCGATGCGTGTGTCCACCTCGCCCTTGTACGTGTCGAAGAGCTTCTCCAGCGTCCACGCCGCAACGGCGAAAATGTAGAACAGAATCCCGATGACGGATACCTTGCTGAAATGCGACGTGAAGCTGTCGCCCGGCGTAAATCCGAACAACTCCGCAACGGATTCGTTACGCATGAAATCCGCGCAGATCGTTTCCTTGATTTCCTCGATCGTTCTCATCGTACCACAAAGTCTATTTCAATCCCCATAAACCCGATACCGCCGTAAGGAACCATTTCCGTCTCCTCGGCCGAAGGTGCGGTAGCTGGTTTTATTCTATCGGCCGCCAGTTCCTGCACGACAGACTCCTCTCTGGTTGTCGTCATGACGATATCGAGTTTCTGCCCCGTGTTCAGTTCGTCGGTCAGCGCAAGACCGTTACGTTCGGCAATTTCGAACGCGGCCTCGACAGTCCCGCATTCCTGAACTGCGATATCCAGCAGAGTCTGGTTATTTCGTGTCGTAGTCTGCATCGACGGTCAGTTTATTGTTCGTTATATCGACTTCTACATCGTTCACCCGCATACCGTCAGCCTTCAGTTGAGCCGTAATCTCGCGTGCCCATCCAGTCGTTTCGTGGTCATTGGCGATGTTCGTGATCCCGACCCCGAGGGTCGGATATTCTTTCAATTCTCCCTTCATTGCCTGAAGAATCGCAGCTTGGTTCTGAATCGTCACCTCTCCGACCTGCAGGCCCTGCACATAGACGTTTTGGTCGTTACGCCGAGGATCGATTTGCAGATCTCCTGTCTCGGGATCGATCAGTATGCCGATATTCTTAGCCATTATCAGTGTGTTGCTTTTTTATCCTCCAAATCTTCGAGAGAGATGGTTGCGGCCGCCATTTGTTCGGAGAAAATCCCTGCTCCCGTTCCTCCGTTGGCCGCAGCTCCAATGCCTACTCCTGTCAGTCCGGCAGCGACGGCCGTCCGCATCGTTTCGCAGTAGCGCTGAACGCTTTCCAGCGAACGGCGCAACGCAGCGGCCAATACCAGGCCGCCCTGCTTCCCGCCGTTGATTTCCACACCGTCAGCCGTAACCTTCAACTGCATCCGACCGACCGTAGCCGAAACATTGCTCCCGTTCATTGTGACGGTCGTATCGCCGTGACGGTAGGTCAGCGCTTCGATCTCTGAATAACCGATCACGGAGCATTCGCGCAGCTCGCCGCACGAAAGGTCGGCTACCAGAACAATACTTCCCGTTGCAGGTTTCAACAGCAGGCCGCCGTCCGCTCCGCCTTCGATGGCTGCCAGACGGATGCCCGGAATCTCCAGTTCGTTATACCGCGCCCGACAGGTGTCACCCTCGACGGAGACGACCTCCATCGGGCGAAACAGGAATACGGACTGTTCCGTGCCCGTAATCTGCTGCAAAAGCTGTTTTATCTTCGAGGCGTTATCCATTGTTTTCTATGCGTTTTCCGATGGTGACGACCCGGCTCGCACCTTTGTCGCAAAAAGTCGTTTCGACGCCCAACACGTAATAGCTTCCGTTCTTGTATTCGTACTCCGTGTCGCGGATCTCGGCCAGCCATGTCGGCTCGACATAGGGTTCGAGCCATCCGGTGAACGAGCCCTCGTAGCCGGTATAGGCCCGCACCTTCAGCTCTTCGTCGGCCCGTTGTTCGAGCGATTTCCGATCCGAAACACCCGGCAATTTGAGTGTAAACTTGTCGCCGCCCGTCGTACCGCGTTCGATACGGATCGTCTTGCCTTTGGCATCGGTTCCCTCGACGACAGCCAGAAACTTCCGCTTCGAGGCGTCCCGGTACTTGAGGTCGGACTTCTCGATGTTCACGGCGAAGTCGTAAATGACCTTCTCTCCGATCTGGGCGTATTGCGGATGGACGTGCAGGGTTTTTCCGCGCAGGTAGATGTTGGCCTTCGTTTCGCTCTGCACCTTGCGCAGCACGTCGTACCCCGTCGCTGCATGGATAGTGAAGTTATCATACGTGAAATCGTAATCGCATGCCACTTCATATTTTCCGACCTCTTCGGCGACCGAGGTCAATAACGTTTTCACCGTTACGCTTTTCAGGACACGGTCCTTGAGGTCTTTGCGGAATTTGTAGAGTTCATCTTCGCAATGAATACGCACGGAGTCGTTATCAGTAGCGATTTCGGAGACATACCCGGAAAATTCATCGCGCAATATCCGATCATATCCCAGGCGGATCCGAACAGCATCTCCTTCGGCGATTTTCTGTTCGACCTTCAATGCCCGGTTGAAAAGCGTCCCCGGCAGCGTAATATCGGCCGTATCAGCCAGGTTTTCGACGCTGCATTTGATCGCAACCTTTTCGAGCGCCGCCAGCCGATACTTCCCGATCGTTATGTCAAAGTTCATCGAATACATTTCGAACGCCGTTAAACCGGAATAAAAAGCGAAACCGGATTGTCGCTGTATGCTTTGATCTCGTAGTTCTGGTTTTGCAGGCCTTTTGTGTGCGGAAAGCTGACACTCTCTATGGCCAGACGCGTAATACCGAACAGCAGCAGAATATCATGCTCCACGTCGAGGTGACTGGCAGTATCGAACAGATTACGCAACTGCTGGACGCTCTCTTTCGGATATTCGTTTTCCGCGGCGATAAATATGCCTTGGATCGAAATTTCGTAGTCGCCCTGGCTCCATCGCTCCTTGACCGTTCCCGTTCCTTTGCCTTTGGCAGGAGTTCGTCGGATGATTTCGTTCTTGCCGCTGATCGACACCAGGGGTTCAAGCGGGAAAGTGAACCAGTTCAGAATCCCGTCAGTCGAACGCTTGAGCCGCAACGGCATGACGGATTTTATCGTTCCGACGGTTGTCATTTCCGACCGGATTTCGTCCGCATCGGCCGTCCGCACCCCGTCCGTGTCCCTGAGTAGGAAATACGGAGGCAGAGCTCCGAAGCCGCCGAGGGCCTGCGTCGTGCGGATGCGGAGCGGATCGCGCAAGCCATCCGATGAAACGATGACGTCAGGGGTCGCTTTCCCAATGTTGAAAAATACCTTGCCCATCCTATTGTGCCGTTGCGGCCATTTGCAATACCTGAATCAGTCTGTTCTCCAGATCGCGCTGCATGTCGTCGCGCGAACCCTCGTAGCCGCCCTCGAAAACCAGCTTATCGACCAGCGCCCCGAGTGAAATGTTGATCGTCGTGGATCGTTTGCCGCCCGTGGCGATGGCCGAAACGGCTCCCGCCCCGGCCGTACTGCCGGAGGTTCCGTTGCCTCTGCCCGGGGTATTCGCTGCCAGCTCGCCTCCCATGCCAGGCAGGGAGGGCGACGCGATCCCCAGCGAGGTTTTCAATTTCGCGGCGACGTCGCCCAGCGACCGTTCGGAATCCCACCGAAGGCGGATGCCGTCGAGCGACGCCCTGGCTTTGGCCGCATGGTCTGCGACCCGTTTCGCCCCTTCGATGATCGCCTGCTGGCGGTTCTCGATATCGGCGTTGATCCGGGCGATGGCGGCCTGGTTCTCGGCGCTGTCGCCCAGCCCCACGGCCTCCTTGAACTTGTACCATCCGAGTTTGATCTTGTCCAGGCCGATCATAAGGCCGTTTATCATCGTGCTGAAATAGAGCTTCACGCTCTCCACGAATCCCAGGAACGAATGTTTCATGAATCCAACCGTGCCGTCCCACAGCGTACCCCAGCCCTGCACCTTGTAGCAGACATAGCCGATTACGGCGATCAGTCCGATGACCGCGGCGATGATCCACGTCACGGGACACGCCAGCAGGGCAAGGTTCAACCCGTTCTGCGCTGCGGCCCATGCCCATTTCGCCGTGGTGACGATCCCCGCCCAGGCGGCCATCGCCTTGGACTGGAGCGTGACGAGGAACATGGACGTCGCCAGTATGCCGAGCGCTGTGCCCAATACCGCAACGACCGTCGCGTGCCGCTGCATGAACTCCGAGACCCATCCGATAGCTGCCCCCAAGGCGTCGATGCCTTTTCCAGCAAGTCCGACGATCCACTCCAGCGCGGTCATGGCGGGAATCACCAACGG